GACTGGAGTTCAGACGTGTGCTCTTCCGATCTTGAGGCGTCCCGCCTGTTTCAGTACACTGCGGCGGTTCAGGTGATTTTCCGCCAATCTCCTAATGCCGGGTAGCTCCGGCTTTGTTTGTTTATAGATTTTTTATGGAAGGAGTGAGCTGATGTCTAAGCTTACTGATGCGCTTGACGCGACCAGCATTGCGAATATTGGCCACATCTACTACGCGCCTGTTGGCACCGAGTTCCCGAAGCTGAGCACTTTTGAGTTTACCGGTGAGGATTGGGGGGCGTGGAAGTGGCTCGGTGACACCTCGTCGGAGAGCCTGCCCGAGTTCGAAGAGGACGACGACAAGGATTCGAACAAGCGAACCTGGGACCGCAAGGACACTCGTACTGGCGGCAAGATTACCGGCACTATCAAGAGCGTTGCCCTCTCCAAGGAATTCTTCGAAGCGGTTAAGTCGAACGGCATTGCTGAAGACGATGGTTATGTGACTACTACGCGTACCGGCGGCAAGACTTACGCTCTGATGACTGTCGTTGAGGACGGCGCATACCTGACTGGTCTTGGTTTCTATTCGACGACCCTTAGCGTTGGCCTGCCGACGTTTGACCTGGAGAAGTACACTGAGGTGGCGCTCAAGGTGACTGCGGCGCCAGATAGCCAGGACCGCCTGCATAAGACCTTCTACCCGGTGAAGCGTCAGTCTGCCGCTGCGCCTGCTGTTCGTGCCGCCGGTGTGGCCGCTTAGTAACTGAACATTTGGTTGTTGTAGCCGCCTCGCCCCTTTTGGATAGGGGAGGGGCGGCTACACTTCTACCCCCTATAGGAGAACCCTGTTATGACTACTGCTCGTAAGAAGATGCCCGCTGACCGCAAGGCGCCGAAGGTCCCGTTCAAGAAGATGCCGGGTGCTAAGTATTTCCGCCCGCTCAATGAGATTGACCCGATTGATGCCATGGAAGCAGTGGAAGCACTGCAGGGGCTTGACGTTGATGTTGATGACTTCACTAACCAGGACATGAAGCTGCTGGTGAAGGCAGTTGTGAATGACACGTTCATCTTTGACGTGGAGACGTTCCGCAAAGAGTTTTATAACGCGGCCAATCTGTTGCCTGCGATTCAGACTGTGTCTGCCTTTGTGGAGGAGCTGGGAAAAGGCATGCGCTCGACCGGTTCTTCTCGGAGCACGAAGAGCTAGTTGGTGATTTCCTCGCCCTGTTCGGGGTGAACCCGTTTGAGCTGGTTTGGGTTGAGGATTTGCGCCCGGTTAAAGCACTGCTGGGCCGGGTGCAGTACGAAGAGCGCTCTCTGTTCCGTGCTTTGGAGCTGGGGAACTCTGACCTGTTCGGGTGGGGCAATGAGGCTTACTTGCTGGCTGGTGTGGTCAATGGTGTGAATACGCAGGTGAAGGGCAAGCGGTTGACGGCTTCACAGCGCGTGACCCCTCCGCAGCCTGTCAAGCAGAAGAAAGAACGCGTCGGCGTTGATATGCGTCAGCCAGTGGAAAAGATGGACCTGTCTCGGATGGTTCCAGCGAAATACCGTTAGGGGGTTTAGTCGATGGCGTCGATTGGCAAGATGTCTATCCGTGTTTTCCCGGATACGTCGAAGTTCAAGGCTGATTTGAAGAAGGACTTGGCGGCACTGAAGGGGCAGTTGCGGGCTGCTGTTGATGTTGAGGCGCGTGTTGACCAGGCGTCTCTTGTCCAGACGAAGGCCCGCCTGGCGGGTATCGCTAAGGATTTTAAGACCCATGTGACAGTGGACGCGCAGACTCGTAAGGCGTCTGCTGTGTTGGGTGTGTTGACGCGTCCTCGTACTGCTGAGGTGCGTGTAGTGCTTCAGGGTTTGGATGCGGCGCGGGCTGGTTTGGCGTCGCTGGCTGGCGGCAATATTGCGGCTGGCTTCGCAGACCATGCGAAGAGTATCGCGTCGAGCTTCGACCAGATTGCGGCGAAGGCAGGTGCGGCGGCTACTCAGATGGCGGCGATGAGTGCGGCGATGAGCGCTATGGCTGGTAATGCGGCGATGGTGGCCGTGTCGATGGCTCAGATTTCTGGTGCTGGTCTTGCTCTGCCGGGTATTATGAGCGGCTTCCTGGTAGGTTTGGCATCGAGCGCTGATGGTCTGCAGAATATCCTGTTGGCTATTGGTGAGCTCCAGGGCGGCTACAACGGCGGGTTCGGTTGGTTAGAGGATGCTTTTTCTAATGCCCGATTCTTGCACAATGAGGATTTCTGGTCTGCTGGGAAGGTTGGGCTTAAGGATCTCCTAGAAAATGGCATCAAGCCTTTTTTTGATGAGTACGTTAAGCTCGGCAAGATTACCGGCATTTTCTGGTCGGAATTCTTCCGTGGCATGTCGAATGGCATCGTGGCGGTAGGCGGCATGGCTCAGCTGTTCAAGCCACTTCACGACTCGTTCGCTATCGCTTCTGAGGGCGCGGCACCGTTCACCGAGGCTATGTTCCGTCTCGGCGCGGTTGGCGGCGAGTACCTACCCCGCATGGCGGCCGCGTTCACCGAGGTCTCGAACGCATTCTTGAACTGGGTGACCCAGGCTCAAGAGACTGGCCGCATTAACGAAATTATCGACCGCGGCATCACGAACGCGAAGCTTTTCGGCGGAATCCTAATCGACGTCGCAGGCATCATCAACGGTGTTGCTAAGGCGGCGGAAGCCGCCGGCGGTGGTGGCCTGCAGGGGTTGGCGGCGGCTTTTGACGCAATCAATAAGGCGGTAAATGGTCCTCTGATGCAGGGCGCGCTCACCACCGTATTTGAGGGCGCGTTCGCTGGCATGAAGAATCTCGCCCCTGGCTTGTCCTCGCTGGCCGGAGCGTTTGAACAGCTCGCACCGACCATTGGGCGGTCAATGGAGAAGGCCGGCGCCGTCGTTAGCATCCTGTTTGACGGTATCGCCCAGGCTCTGCGCAACCCCGTTATCGCTGACGGCGTGAACAAAATGTTTGATGGCCTGGTGAAGGCCGCTATCGAGCTTGCTCCGGCGTTTTCGGCTGCGGCGCCCGCTGTGGGTGCGCTGCTGGGCGCTGTCGGTGAGATTCTGCCCATTCTGGCACCTCTCATCACTCAGATTGTGCAGGGCCTCGCCCCGGCGTTCGCAGATTTCAAGTCCTCGCTGGCTCCGGTGGTTGAGGTACTCGCTAAGGGCCTGTCCGAGGCGTTGAAGATCATTCTGCCGGTTGTGGCTGACGTGGTGAAGGCACTGGCTGAGTTCATGCGCAATAATCCGCAGTTGGCGGCAACGATTCTCGCCGTGGTGGGTGCTTTGGCTCCGCTGGCACCGATTATCGGCACCGTAGTCTCCATCATCGGCACAATTATCTCCGTGGTGGGGGCGATTATCCCTATTTTCACGGCTGTGGCGACGTGGTTTAGCACCGTGTCAGCTACCGCGGCCATCCTAGGCGTGTCCCTCACCAGCGTACTGGCCCCCATCGTGGGCTTAGTCGCAGGTATCGGCCTGCTTGTGGCAGCGTTTGTGACTGCGCTTGCCTCTAGTGAGCCGTTCCGTAATTCGCTGGCTCAGATTTTCCAGGGGCTCGTGACGATGGTACAACCGATTATCGCTGCGGTTATCCCCGTGCTCGTCCAGATTGGACAGGCGTTCATTGGCATGGTGACAACGGTGATTGGTGCGCTCGTACCGTTGGTGACGACTATCGTCGAGATTGCGGCCCAGATCATATCGTTCCTCGCGCCGATTGTGGCCTTCCTGATCCAGACGTTCTCACCCGCGTTCGAGTTCATCGGCAAAACTATCTCTGACATATTTGGGTTCATCGGAAAGGTAATTTCTGACGCGATTAACATCATCACAGGCATTCTGAATGTGTTCCTGTCCGCCCTGCGTGGCGATTGGGAGGGTGCATGGAATGGCCTCCTCAGTGTGCTGAAGGGCATTCTCGATTTCATCGTAAACACCATCACAGGTGCGTTTGATGTTGTTATGCACATCTTCGAGAACCTGGCAAAGATGCTGGTAGACATCTGGAACAACCTCTGGAATGGCATTGGCGATTTTGTCGTCGGCGCCTGGAACGGCATCACGAAGACTATTAGCGATGGCGTCGGATCTGCTGTCGAGTTTGTGAAGTCCATGCCCGGCAAAATCAAGGATGGCCTAGGCAATCTAGGCGGTATGCTCGTGGACTCGGGCAAGGCCCTCATCGGCGGCTTCATTGACGGCATTAAGAGCATGCTTAGTGGCGCGAAAGATGCGGTCGGCGGCGTCATGAAGGCCATTGGTGATTTCTTCCCACACTCGCCGGCTAAAGTCGGCCCGTTCTCTGGTAAGGGCTATACGACTCACTCCGGCCGCGCGCTGATTGGCGATTTTGCGGGTGCTATCCGCGCCGGTCGTGACCAGGTCGCAGAAGCCGCCGGCTATGCGCTCGGTGGCGCTGACTTCTCGGCGGCTAGCGTCGCTGGGCTGAGCGTCCCTACGACTCCTGAGCCGGTAGCTGTTGCAGCAACCGCCCAGTCAGTCGAAGGGGCAACCGCACAGAACGCTGAGGTACTAGCCCAGCTGGCAGATGTCCTGTCCCGCCTGGGCGCTGTGGACGAGCGCGCTTTCCTGCAGATGTCCCGACGAGCTGAAAGGGTCTACTAATGGCTGGATACATCGGCGAGCTGGGCAGGATGCACAAGATTCTGTGGCCCACTCCGGTTAAGGTCACTAACCCAACCCGGTACGAGGTGCAGTCCGCGCCGTCGCGCCGCTGGGCGTTTGTCACAACCCCGGCATGGGCGCGGCGGCGCGAATGGTCGCTCGACGTGTCCGGCACTAACAGAGAGATTACAGGCCTGACACAGCTTGTCGCAGGCGCGTTCGGCCCTGGCCCGTGGCGGTTCGTCTCTGATGAAGCGGCGGTGACGAACGTGCTCACGCCTGCCGAGTCGATGCTGGCTGGTATCGCTAATGGCGGTTATGTGGATGGTGTGGGTGGCCCCGCTGCGGCGTCATGTGTTGGTGGCGGCGAGGTTGTTATCGCACCATCGGTGCCTGTGCCTGCTGGGTCTCCTGTGACTGTGTCTGTAGATACTGCAGGGGATACGGTGCTGACGCTCCAGCCTGTGAACGCTGCAGGGCGGCCTGTCGGCAACGCTCGTGTTGAGCGGGCGCGCCGCCAGGTGATGCACCGGTTGCAGGTAACTATCCCCGTGTTTCCTGCCGCCGCGGTTGCGCTGAAGATTACCGCGTCAGGATACACGACTCTATGTCTCCCGCAGGTGGTCTGGCTGGATTCGTGCCCCCGCTGGGACATGGGGGCTGGCGCTGACTCGGTCATTGTCGAGGAGGCGACTACCACGTACACGGAGCATGAGTTTTGGACGCAGGATACGTGGCGCACGGTGTCGCTGACGATTAGGGAGGTTGGTTGATGCTCAAGGGCAAGTATGAACCTGACTCGGTGATTGACGCTACGCTCCGTATCTTTGTGGACGGTGTGGAGCGTCCTCACCTGTCGGCATCGTGGGAGGGTAACACTTCTGGTGGTTTGCCGTCGTCGCTGGTCGCTGCTGGCGACAACGTCTATTCTCGCACCGGCTCTATTGTGTGGGCTCCTGAAACTGCTGTGGTGGAGCACCCATTGGCCCCGGTGGGGGAGTCTCGATGGGTGCCTGCCCAGGGTGCCCACGTGCGCATCGTCGCCGTGGTAAATGGGGTTGAGTTCCCGCGTTTTTGGGGATTCCTGGGCGCATCGACATATTCGCTCGCATCGGACACAGTGACCACTCAGATTAGTGACAACCTACAGGCTGGTTTGCAGGAGGTTATCAGTATCCCGCCGATGGCCGAGCTACAGTCCTATGGCCGCACTGCTTGGGTCGCATACAGGGCGGTAGAGCAGGCTGGCTATGGTGTGCTTCCCCCGGTGACTGAGGATACGGTTCTCCAGAACAGCCATCAGTATGGTGCGGCGGCGACAGTCGGCAAAATGACCACACCCGGCGCGGAATTCGGCTCACCTGACGGACTCGTAGGGCGCAAGGGCCAGACCACGGAGGCCGACAGCACTGTGAACCGCGCCAGTAGGGACGTCATGATTTACTCCCGCGTCTACAACCGCGGAGTGAACGCTTCAGTAGAGGTGACGTTCACTGATGGCGCACGATTCATTGTGTCCTACGATGCGGCGACCAAGACGCTTGGGGGCTGGTCGTCAGCGACTGGTGCTATGTCGTCCTGGCCGGCGGTGGGGGAACGGCCCGTTATGGCGGTCAAACTGAACGCGCGCGGCGTGCGCCGCTGGCTCTCTGCTGCGGAGAGCGATTCAGAACTGGTCGAGGCTACGAGGGTAACCACCACTGCTGATGTCGCGTCGGTGACTGCAAATATGGTGCTGGGTGTGAAGGTTGATTATCTCCGCGATTGGCTGGATGGTGGCCGGCGTGTGGGGATGATGGCGCGTCCTACCCCGCGGTTGCAGCCGTCGGCGTTGGAGCAGATGCGTGTTCCTGCGACGCGCGGTTTCGAAAATGTAACGTGTGAGTCGGTTGTCTCGTCGTGGTGCCAGGCTACCCTGTCTACCGTCTGGGTGGACGAGGAAGGACGCCTGAATATGGCGGCGCGCGACCGTCTGGCCGCCGGTGTGGTCACTGTTACTGACCAGGTGTCGGAGCGTGTTTTTGGTGGCTCCTGGAAGACCGCCCGTGATGGTGTGCGTTCCAGCGTCACGATCAAGGGCAAGAACCCGACGGTGCAGGGTAACGGCGTGGATGCGGTGATGACTGCGTGGGAGCCTGAAAATCTCACAGAGATTCCTGCGAACAAGGACTTGGAGATTTTCGCCAGGTGGCCTGACGAGGTGGATGTTCTCGGCCTGGACACGAATTTCCGCCCGGTCGTGAAATCCAAGTCAAATATCTTCGATTACAAGGATTTCAACGCCGGTAGGGGGTCGTGGTGGGCTATCAGCTTCGAGAATCAGGAAGACCCGCCCGGGTACCGGTGGACCGGCAATGCGTCAAATCACGAGGACATCTCGGGCAGGCTGGAAAAGCTCGGCCAGCGTACCGCTAAGCTGACGCTCCGCGTTCAGAAAAAAACCAATGCCGGGCCTGAAAAATACTACCTGTGCACCCCGTCGCTCGGTGCCGATGAGCTCCGCTACGGCAACCGCGCTCGCCCCGTCCCTATCCTCCGATGCCACACGCTGGTGACCTGGACGGATTACACGCTGAAGCGCCTGATACGTAAGGCCCCGCCGGGTGCGCCACCGTTCACGCTGGAGGTTGGATGGTGGCTGCACAATGAGGACGCTCGACGTGTCGCCGGTGCACTTGTCGAGGAGCTAGGGGGTGAACGAATCACCCTTGACGGTCTCGACATGCTGTGGGACCCGCGGAAGCAGGTTGGTGACACGGTCGCTTTGGAGGCTGGCCGGTGGGGTGTAGAGGCACTCATCACCGGGTATAGGGAGTCTTGGGCTGGCAAGGTCCCGACCTACAGTGTCGAGCTGCAGGTGAAGACCGTGACCTCCGGCGTGGCGGGTAAAACCTACGGCGACATGGCGAAGGCCTACGCTACGAACCGTGACATTAACCATGACAAGACGTACAGGCAGGTCTACGCGGCGCTGCCTGGAAAGGTGCAGTAAAAATGGCAGATTTGGGTGGCAAGACGCCGCATGTTGGTATCCCGTATGCGGGGGAGGATTCCCCTGCCCGGGTGTCTGTTGATGCTGGTGCGGCGTTGATGGTGATTGATGCGAAGCTGGCGGAATTGGACGGTAGGCTGAAGGCGCGCGATGAGGTGTTCGTGGCTCATGACGGTGCTGGTGCCTGGTCTGTGCATAACGGTCTGGGAGAGCCCCTCGATGTCCATGCTGGCGCTGATGGTGAGTGGGAGGTAATCAAGTGAGAGTTGATTTAGGGACTGTAGCTCTGCCGTTTGGGCGGGATACTGATTCTACCCCGGTCTGTGGTGCTGTCAGGTATATCTGGCAGGGCAGCGCTGAGCGTCGTGGGGGAGTTGTGCTTGTTCCTGGTGTGGTTGAGGTGCCGGTGGTTAATGGTGTGGTTGAGCCTGTCCGGTTGTCGGCTGGTTTGTGGAAGCCGGTGTTGATTATTGCTGGGCGTCGTCATTCTTTGCCGGTGATTGTGGTGGGTGTGGAGCCTACTCCTGAGCCTACTCCTGAGCCTACTCCTGAGCCTACTCCTGAGCCTACTCCTGAGCCTACTCCTGAGCCTACTCCTGAGCCGCCCCTCGACATCACTACTGGCGAGGACGGGGCATACGAGCTCCCAGCCTCAGCCCCCGTCCTCTACACCACAGACGGAACATACCAAGTCGCCCTCCCGGCAGGGTGGGCGCTCACCAACCTCAGCGACGGAACTTACCGATTGGAGAAAAATGACTAACAACATCATTCGCGGCCTGCTGCCTGACGGCCACGCCCCGTCTGTCCTGCGTGAGGAGATTCTGAGCCTCATCAAGCAGAACACCCCCGCAGCGGGGCAGGGCGGCGGCCCTACCACCACTGTTACTACTGGCACCGTGACGCTGGGCTCTGCCGCCTCTGCAGCATTTGAGGTGCTCGGCGACGTATCCTATGCGGCCGGTATCACCTGGCTCGGCGGCCAGCCGCCGGCAGGCTTCCGCGGCGTAGTGGCACTGTCTCGCTCTACCGGCGGTACCGTGCTCGGTGTATGGCGTGCATTCTCTGGCGCGGCACCGACCCCGGTAACCCCGTCACCCGCCCCGGTAACCCCGTCACCCGCCCCGGCCACCCCCACCACTGGTGAGGCAGCCACCTGGAACCTGGCCTACGGCCACAACGGCTGGGTGGTCTCAGGCAAGGTCCTCGCCCGCTACTTCCAGGACCCCGTAGACGGCTGGATTCAGGCGTGGCAGTACCCCCGCGAGCAGGGCACCTGGACTCCCATCGCCTCCGATGCCCCCACCTATCGCGAGCAGCAGCCGAACCACAAGGCCCTCGCCACCGCCTCCCGCCCGCTCGGTGAAGGCGACGCCTGGGTGTTCACCACCAAGGCAAACCTTGCTGACAAGGACTCCGTGTTCGTGGCGAACGGCGACGGCGGCGCAAAGATTGTCGTCAAGGACGGAGCCTACGCTTACGCCCGCCGTATCCCGCAGGACGGCGCATACGGTAACTCGGGCGAGGAGTTCCTGGACGGCTCCTGGAATTCAACCGCTATCAAGCCGGGCGACAAGCTCGAGATCAAGCGAAGCGACGGCTACGCGGTGGGCTCCGTCATTCGTGCCGGTGGTTCTAAGGAGCAGATTTTTGCATTCAAGTTCGACTGGCGCAATGACACGACCGCCGGCGCGCACGGCTGGAACTTCAGCCAGCTCAAGGCCGAGGTGGTCCGCGCCCGATGAGTGAGCTTTTTTTCGCGCTCCTTGCGGCGCAGGGTGGGGGTGATGGGGTGCCGGTGTCGCCCTCGCCTGTATCCCCCGCCCGTGCGTTCCGCATCGGAGCGAGCACAAATATTGTCGTGGATGCGAACAGCTACTATGCCCATTGGGTGTATGACCCTATCAACGTGGTCGGCGCGTTTGGTCAGCTGGTCCGTGAACGAGGCGCGTCCTCGAAGAACGTCGCTATCGCTGGGCAGACCTGGCGCAATATGCGAATGAACTTGACCGACATGGTGAACAGTTTTGACCCGGCCAAGGAGAACGTCCTAGTGTGTGGCGAGACCCGCAATTTTGTGGCTCAGGTATCCCGCCGACCCGACCCGACCCCCGAGGTGCCGAACCCGCCTGAGGACACTATCGAGGCCTGGGAGGCGCGCGCTCTGAGCGCCGTCATCGAGGCGGCAACCTCCTATATTGCCGCTGCGCAGGCGGCTGTGCGAGCACGCTACGGCAGGGGCTTCGACCGAGTGGTCCTGTGTGGCACCATCCCGAACAGCACCCTTGGTGACGAGCCTTGGAAGGGGCACGTCCCCGAGATGAACCAGGTACTGCTTAAGTTCGACGAGTACGCCCGCACTCACTATCGCGAGATGGGGGCTGACGCTTTCGCGGACTTCCGCGCCAATGCGCAGTGGTTCGGCGGCGACGGCACCACCAAGCCGGGATTCGCGCAGACCCAGGCGACCGTCTGGGAGAGGATGGACACTGGTGATTGGGTCCATCCGACCGGCGCGGCACGAGACGCCTTCGCAGGCGTCATCGCTGACGCGGTTAAGAAGCTGGAGGTGTAAATGAGCCCAGACATAATCCCGGCGGAGCTCTGGGCACTCGGTGGCGTAATCCTCGGAACCCTAATCCCCGCCATCTTCGCCTTCATCACCGGCCGGCAGCAGGCCAAGCACGAATCAAACAAGGTGCTGATTGAGGCTCTGGAGCGCCGTATCGGTGACCTAGAGAAGCACCTGAGCGAGGAAACCGACGCGCGCCGCAGACTGGAGGATGATGTACGCGTCCGCGAGGCAAAGGCTCACGCTACCGCCGACAAGGCGCGGTGGGTCATGAGCATCGCGATCGGGCACATCAACCGACTCAACGCCCATATTGCCTCCGGCTCACCTCCGCCTCCGCCGCCTCTACCGGGCGAGGTAGAGGAATGGGTGAACCGTGAGCTGTGGACTTCGAAGCTCGCTGCGCAAGACCAGACAAATAACCCGCCGGCTACCTAGCCGGTGGATACAAAAATGTTGAGGCAGGTACTCCCGCTATCGGGGGTGCCTGCCTCTCCTTAATCAAAGGGGGTAACGATGAGGTATCTCGTCGAAGTTGTTGCACAGGTACCGGAGGCTGTGGAGGCTCAGAAGCAGCAGGTGCCTGTGTCTGTTCACCGTACTGTGAACGTGGTGGAGGCGGGTGCTGACCCGACCGGCGCAACCGACTCAACTGCGGTGATTAATGGCGCGATTCGCCGTGTTCATGAGGCGGGTGGCGGCACCGTCCACCTGCCCGCAGGTGCCTATAAGGTGTCCGCGCCGTTCATTGAGCTATTGGGTGGTGTCCATCTGCAGGGCGCGGGCCGTGAATCTACCGTCATCTTTGCGGATACTGACGCGGGGTCGGAGCAGAAGACCGCGATTATCCATGCCGGTACCTGGTTCACCCCGCGTGTCGGCAAGGACAATCTGCTTATGGGAGTCTCTGACCTCTGGATTAAGTCGTCTCATCCTCGTCCGTCGCATGTCTCGTCGGCGACCCCGACTGCGGGTAAGGACGGCATGCACCCGAATATTGGCGGCATCCTTCTGAATACCGAGCTCGGCGATAACCCGCCGGAGCCTGACGGCGCTCACCGTATCGAGAACGTCCTTATCTGGGACACCGCGTTCGGTGTGGCTGTGCTGGGTCTGGATGACCAGGGTTGCCAGCTGCGGAATATCCGTGTCCGCCGCACTCTTGGCCCCGGCGTCGTCATTGGCAAGTCACCGGAGCACATCACCTCGGTAACGGCTGGCCGCCGTGAGATTGGCGCAGCAGACAACATTTTGGACGCTGTCGATGTCTCGGGTGCCAATATCGCTGGCGGCACATCAGCGGGCTTCGAAATCTACGCTACCAACACCACCCTGACCTCGTGTAAGTCCTGGTACAACCGCCGCAGCATCCACGGCATCGACGGCAAGCCGGCAGGTATCTGGGACACCGCCAACAACCATAAGTTCACCGCCGCCGGCGCAGGCTTCTTCATCCGAGGCGGCCGCAACATGCTCGCCTCATGCACCGCCCAGGAAAACGGAGGACACGGCATGGCCATCGTCGGCCATTCCTCGCAGGTCACCGGATGCCGCTCCGCATCTAGCTCCTGGCACGACTGCGTCAGCGGTGAAGCCAAGCCCGCAGAAGCCGCAGACTACTTCATCGCAAACTGGGCGCATCACTTGATCCTGTCGAACAATATCGCCCAGGCAGAGTACAAGGGTCGCAGCGCCCGCACCGGCTTCGCAATCGAGAAGTGGAGCCACGACATTCAGGGCAGGTCGAACCTAACCGTCGACATCCCTACCCCCCACATTGCCAAGAGCCTCGGCGCGTTCAACCGCATCGAGATCAACTCAGAAACCCTCAACTAAGGAGAAAGAATATGCTCCTCCTCACCCCAGACAGCCAGCTCGTCACCGAGCTTGCCCCTAGCCCCAACCACCGCGACGGATACTACGAGCGCAAGAGCTCCTGGGTAGTCCTCCACACGATGGAGACCCCCGAGAACTCAACCGTCGCCCGCAACATCGCCACCGGTTGGTTCTCTCGCGTCGAAGCTGGGACCTCCGCACACTACGTCGTCGGCGACACTGAGATTTTCCAGTGTGTGAACGAGGGCGACTATGCATGGGCTGCTATGACAACCGGCAACGCTCACGGAATCCACATCGAGATGGCCGGCCGCGCTTCACAGAGCCGCAACGAATGGTTCGACGACTACTCTCGCACCATGCTGGAGCTAGTCGCCGCTCTCACCGCCGACATCTGCGCACGCCACGGCATCCCTGTCCGAATCCTCACTGATGCGCAGCTAGCCGCTGGCGAGAAGGGAATCACCTCTCACGCCGCGATTAGCCGTGTCTTCCGAGAATCTGACCATACGGATCCCGGCTACGGCTTCCCCTGGGATTGGTTCCTTGAGCGAGTGCAGGCGCACCGCAACGGCACCGCCAACATCGCTAACGGAGCCCCGCCGGCACCGGCGGGGCAGCAGGCAGCCCCCACCCCGCTCCCCGACGGCGTCTGGCACAACGCCCACGGCTGGTTCACCGTCACCGCCGACCGCCTGGCGGTCTCCGCCGACACCGAGGTAGATTCCCCGGCACTGGGCTACTACACCGCCGGCAACGGCTTCAACTACGACGGCTACCTCGCCGCCAACGGCTACGTCTGGCTCAGCTACGTCTCGTGGGCTGGTCCGCGCCGATACGTCGCCGTAGGCCCCAACGACGGCCGCACAGACACCACCTGGGGCACCGGATTCTAAAGCCAAAAGGAGAAAAAATCATGACCGCACAGAAGCTCGCATCCCTCCGCGCAGCAATTTACGGCGTCGCCGCCGCCATTGGCGCAATCTTCGTCGCCAATGGCATCATCACTGGCGAACAGCTCGCAACCTACCTGCCGCTCATCCCCGCAGTCTTTGCGCTCGGAGTGGCTATTCTGAATGTTCGCCCGCACGCAGAGCCTATCGACATCGACGCACTCGCTAATGCTGTTGTCGCGCAGGCTGTGAACATCATGCCTGCCCCTGCCGCTCCTGCTAACCTGAACGGCGACCACTACGACCCGCAGGCTAACGAGAAGCTCGCCGAGTATCTGCTCGACAAGCCCGCGACTGGTGTCACCTCGGCGGCGTCTGATGGCTCTGTTGAAAATCGTGAGTAAATTGTGACCAATGGGCGTTGCACCCCTTGAATTCCGCGGAATATCAAGGAAGTTAGCCCGTCTGGTAAACAAGGCTTTCTAAAACTTGCGGGGTGCGTGAGTACCTCTCTGGTTTAAGGGCGGAGACCCCCTGTGTTCCCCCTCCTCTAAGGGGAACGCAGGGGGTTTCTTTTTCGTGTATACTTGGGTTCAAGGAGTTAAACGACCCCTCTGAAACCCTGAGCCTCACCTATTGGTGTGGCAATAATGCTTGGGCGGCCGCGGCTTTTGTGCTTCGGTCTAGAAGACCTCGGGGGCACCACCGGTTAACTCCTCATAACTTTTGTGAAAGGCATCCTGCTAAGTGGCGGGGTGCCTTTTGCTATGCCCGCATGCTGTGGTTTTATGACGCCCAGATTCCTCGCCCAATTCTTGGCACGGATTCCCTGCCCAGATTGAGGGAGGTGCCCGCCCGGTGACGAAACCGCTTGCAGGTCTCATGGGAGCCCGTATAGTGGGAACTATCGGCGGTACCGCATACCGCCCGCGCCTACCATGAGCGCCCTAAACGGCGTTACACATAGCGCCGGGGAAAACGCGAGAGTGCCGCCGATACACACCACACAACCACCGACAGTTCACCGGCAACTTTCCATACCCCATGTACCCGGTGAACCGACCACGAGCTAAGGACAACGATGAGCCAGCCGAACTTCCCTCCCGCCCGGCTCTTTGATGCTTTCGCCAAAGCCGCCTCCACAGAACAGCCCGCGAAGAAGGGCCTGCTCGGCAAGCTGCGCCTGAGCGAATCCTCCGAAGAGGACAACTACACGACCGTCATGCTGGTCGGCTTCAACTCCGCGAAGGAACCCCCGGGCAACGGCGAGGACGCCCTCGACGTGATTCACCGCGCGTTCGACCCGTGCGATGAGAGCCCCGGCTTCGACATGGACGACTTCTACGACTATGGTTCCGTCGCCCCGCAGCTACTGAACAGCGACGACTCCGAATCTACGGTCCTGGTGTGGCCCAAGATGTTCTACAACATGGTCACCATCCCGGAGCGCCACCTGCGCCTGCTCGTGGTGACCGGCCCCGCCAGATCGGAAGAGCACACGTCTGAACTCCAGTCACTGA